AATTGCGATTGGCTTGTTTACAAGCTTTTCACACAAAGAAGTGGTGACACATTGTGAAGGTAGCCCAAGAGGAATAAAACCCCATTGGATTACCAGTCCCGTAGACGATTCAATCATCCATATATTTGAATGGTTGTCCGACCATGAGACGTTCTCAATGTGAAGCATACTCAGAACCGAATCAAACATCGAGAAGTTCTCTTTGGATGGCGATAGGAAACCTATCCGTTGCCGCGGTTAAATCCACGGAATGGTAGGAACTCCCATCATCAGCCTGGAGAACTCTAAACCTCTTTGTTTGGTTAAAAGTACAATCCTGAGTGATACGACGAAGGTGCTTAAAGAGAAAATCATGCAAAGGCAGCAATGCTGCCTGAGTAAAATAATCTCCTATAGCAACTTCCCTCGTTTTCCCCTCTTTATCTTGAATACATGCAATTCTACGAGGGATTCTAGCACCCGTAAGGGTTCTGAACCGGTCGAAGAATTGAGGTATTTGAAGATAAAGAGAAATAAAACGAGAAATGAGACTATGGAGCCTATCTCCCCCCACAACTCGAATTGCTTCAAGTGTGTCAGGAGATAGAGCCAATGCATCATCGAAAGAAGTCCAAAGGGCATGCCCATTGGGTCCTTTCTTTGATGTCATATGGAAGTGTTTAAAGCGTAAAGCCTTAGGCACTCTCCCGAGTCCCATTTTCGTATTTACGCCTAGGTCCTTAAGGAACAACTTCATTTCATCTCTTAGATGTCGGGGGTCTCCGGTATAACCGGGCCTTGCTTCTATCGTAGAGTGATTTGGAGTTGGTTCCAACCTAATAAAGCGAGTAAGATAGAGGCATGAATTAATTAGCCTTACAAAAGGGTAATTTATATTCCCCTCTAAATACTTCTTTATAGGTCTAAGGACTTTAGGAACTGATTTAGGAACCCTTAGATTGAAACCTTCATCCATTGATAAAATGAGATCAAGGAATCGCAATCTTAGGCCTTTACAGTACTTAATCGCCTCGTGTTTACCACGGGTCTTTAAGACTGTAAGGATCTTATCTGTAATCCACAAACCATAGGAGAGCTCCTTACTAGAACTATTTAATAGTCCTGTTCCGAGCCACCTAACAAGTCTGGTGAAGAACTTGTTGGGGCGTAATGCCTTAATTCGTTTCTTCTTCATACTTGTATTGTGGGTTAGTC